AACTTCATTTACATGATATACTTGTTTTTCATGTACATCTGCTATATCCCAAGCAGTTACTACTCTTTCTTTTTTATGTTCTTTTATACCAAGTTCTACATTATTTATTTTTACTAATTTATTTTCCATTTTTAAACACCTCTTGTACCATTTTATTTAATTTTTCACTTATTTCACTAGCCATATCTGTTAAATGTGCAAAACCTTTTCTATAATTTGAAATAGCATAATTTTCACTAAATATAGCTTCCTCCATAGCCAGTAATAAATCATCTAAGGCTTCCATTTTTAAACTTAACTTTTCTAACTCAAATTTGTCCATAATTAAAAAATACCTCCATTTTAAATTTTTAGTTGCCAAAATAGAGGTATGCAGTGTATAATATTTACATACCAATACTTTGGTGGTGAGTGATATTTCAAATCTTTCTCAGGGACTGAATATCACTCTTTTATTTTTCTTTTATAGGCAACCTATTTATAGCCTCTCTAACTCCTTCAACCTTAGAAATATTATTTTCTTTACAATATTTTTCTAATATCTCATTAGTTGCTTTATTAACTCTTACTGTTAATTTTACATCTTTTGGGTCATTTGTAGGTCTACCCATTTTCTTTTTGTCATCCATATTTCACTCTCCTTTCTGACGACAAAAGTATTATATTATATCTGTCGTCAGAAAGGAGAGTGAAATTTTTAAAATTTACTTTTTTCTCTTTTAAAGTTATAATCTAATATAGGAGAGGGGGCTCAAATATTGAATTAGGAAAGGAGGTTTATTTAACATGGGAAAAAACCAACATGTAGTTCCAAAAGATGGCAAATGGCAAGTAATCGGAGAAGGAAACGAAAAAGCTACTGCAACTTTTGATACTCAAGCAGAAGCTATAGAAAAAGCTCGTGAAATTGCCATAAACCAAAAATCAGAAGTTCTTATTCACGGAAAAGATGGAAAAATTCGTGAAAAAAATAGTTATGGAAATGATCCTTATCCACCTAAAGGATAAAGTAGTTATGGTTGTAACTTAACTATAATATTTGAGCTAGCAGTTTTTACTTCTTCATCTGTAATTACTGCTAGTTCTTTTTTTGTTTCTTCATTATATATTACAATTTTTTTATAATTTTTAGATAGTATATTATTTTTCATATATCCTCCTCAAAAATAAAAGAGAGTTAAAAAACTCTCTTGATTAATCTTTTATATTATACTCTTTTTTAATTTTTTGTATTTCCTTTGCTAATTCTTTTTCATATTCTTCTTGAGTAAAAACACCTTGTTTAAAAAGAATTGACATATGTAGCTTTACTGCTCTCAATCTTTCTTCATAAGTCAATTTGGAATATCCTACAACTATTCCTGGATTAGTATCATTCCATCTTGAATCAGTAAATAAACCTTCTTTTTTCTGCTTTTCTTCAAATTCTTTTTTTAATTCCTCAAAACTTTTACTACTCATAATTCCTCCATTTGAATAAAATGTTTTCCTTTTATTTCTATTCTTTGTAGCACTTTAAACTTTTTACCTCTTTCAAATAAAATTTCTTGTTCTCCTTTATTTAAAGTAGTTATATTTCTAGCAGTTTTAGATATTATAGTTAGCTGAACCTCTCCACTAGGATTATATATTTCACCTATTGTTGCTGAGGTGTAAGCTGGATATTCAATCTCCTTACCAATATTATAAAGCTTTAAAAATTCTTCTAAAGCTTCTTTTCCTTGTAATTGAAAACTTAAACTTCTAGTAACTTGTCCTTCATATACAGGTATTTTTTCAAGTGCTTCATCTAATACTTTAACCCATTCTTTTTGGTCTTGAGTTAAATTTATTCCATTTCTAAGTGCTTCATTTATCTTATAGGAATCTGATCCAATATATCTCATTATAGCAGATTTTTGATTTAAAGTTAAACCTAACTCATCTTTTTTAATGTATTGGTCTTTCCATTCCTTATAGTTCATGTACTTAACTTCTTTATATTCTCCATTTTCATCTCTTGATGCTCTTGTAGGCTCATCATCAAAATATGGAGCTATAACCGTTCTGCAATGAGAATGAAAAGGGGGCACAGTTACTCCTATCTCCTGGTCAGATATATTAAAAACTTTCCCATCCATTTCTTGACAGATTTCAGAAGTATGTAAATCCAAAGTTGCTACTATTTCATATTTCTCAACATCTATACTTTTGAAAGCTTCTATCTGTGCTTTTGAAGCGTAAGCAGCAGATTCTGTTTCTAATAATCTTCTTGCAACATACTCTTTATTTTTTATTTTATCAGAGACGAATTTAGATATATCTTCAACAGCTTCATCTAATGTACTACCAGTTATAAAAGATTGAGTAATTTTAGTTCTCAATGTATTTACTAATTGTTCTTTGTCTTGCCAAATCCTATCTGAAAAAGTTTTCCCATCTTTTAACCAAGGTTTTCCTATGACTTGATTAATCTTATTTTTATCTAAAGTAGCAAAACTTGTTTTAAGATTCAATCCTTTTGAAATCTCATACAATGAATGATAATAAGTATCTTCATAATTCTTTATTAAATAATCTTCTAACATCTCATTTTCTTTATTTCTTAAAGTTTCAATGCTATTTTGAACTTGAAGTTGTAAAGCTTCCAATCTTTGAATATGTATTCTAGCAGAAGCATTTTCAAGTTCTTTTTTCCATGCTCCACTTTTAGCTTTTTGAGTATACTCTGCTAAGGTCCATTTGAATTCTTTTAATTCATCTTTAGTTAGTAACTTTTTAGCATCTGCTAAGGATATTTGATTATTATCAGCTATTCTAATGTACCATTTTTCAATATCACTTTTTATTTTATTTTCTGCTATTTTATATTGTTTTTCTATTTCTTTAGCATAAGCTTTATTTAATATATTTCTTTGTTTTTCTTCTTCTTCAAATCTCCTAGTCCAGTAATTACTCATTTAAATCAGGAACTTTTTTAGTTCCAAAATCTCCAGGATAAGGATCTAATTCTTTATTTTCTTTTTCAAGTTGTTTTATTTCTTCATCAACATTTTTAACCCAAGGATGTTGAGTTATTATAGTTTTTTGAGATATGATACCCACACTAGACTTACAATTATTAATTGTTTCAGATTCATTAACTAAAACATCTCTATTAAATATTACATCAAGAGTTTCATTAATGTTTAAAGCTTTATTTATAAACCACATTAACTCTTCAAAAGATGCTTGAAATTCTACTTCCATTTGATTAGCATCTAAATCTATATCACTGTACATAGATTGAATATTCATCTCATTAGGATTGTTTCCAAGTCTTTCATCTTTAGCATCAAAGCCTCTTGCATTTTCTATTATTGCTTTTTTAAGTAATTTTATTATTAAAGCATAGTTCTCAGAATTAACTTCTATTTGAAGTGATTCAAGTCCACCTTTTCCACCATCAGTATTTGTAACTTTTACTGCTCTATATGTTGCTAAGTTTCTTCTAAACTCTCCTAAATTCTCTCCATCATAGTTAGTTAAGATTAAAATAGAACTTCCTGCATCTTCCATCATATTATCTTGAAATTTAGAAATTATCTCATTCAATGCATCTTGTAAGCATTTAACTCTGCATATCAAAGGCTGCTCTAAGTTATTACTTCTAAAAGGAATTAATGGAACTTTTCCCCAGTTGTATGTTTCTTCTCCTATAGCTATATAATCTGAATGTCCTAAAGGTTTTAAACTTCCATTCCAAATAAAAAAGTCTACCCCATTTCCTGAGTAAACTTCTACTTTTTTAACTGGAACCAAACTATTATGTTGAAACTCTAAGACTTCATATAATCTTATAACTAATTCTAATTCATCTTTATTATTATCTTTCCATATTGGTAATATTTCAGAAGGTTCAAATTTTCTAAATTGTAATTCACCTTTTTCGTTAAAATATGGATATATCCAACCTATACCACCATTTAAGCTATCTTCTCCTAAATTTCTTAAAGTTCTTAGAAACTTATTACCAAATAATTTTAAAACATCTTCATTTTTACAAATAAAAGTTGGTTTTTTAGCCAAAAAATAATTAACTTTTTGGTCAACCATTTTTGAATATTGGTTATCAACAAGTTTAGAATTAACTAAGTTATCAATATCTTCTAATCTACCACCTTCAACTATTGCTTTTCTTTTTTTACTTAATATATCATGACTACCTTTATAATATCTTTCTCCATTCACCTGGTCCACTCTAGTTTTTGAAGAAAGCCATTGACTTATTAAATATTCAAGTTTTCTAATCTCCATATTTTCCACCTTTGGCTTTTTAAATAGTTTTTTTATCCATTCCCACATTGTTAACTCCTTAATCAAAAGATAATCCTGATATTTTATTACATTTCTCAGCAACACCAGTTAAAGCATCAGGTCCATCATCATGCTTATTTTTTCCTTCCTTCTGATAAGAAATAATATCTTTTGCAAATTCACTCCATTTATTTTTCCAATCTATAGGCATATAGATATTATTATTTACCCAAGCACTATTTGATAATATTCTTGCTATTTTATTTCCAGATTGATGGAACCATTTAACAACTGTCTTATAGTTTCCTTTATCTCTTGTAATTCTTTCTATGTTCCTTGCAAATGCTCTACCACCATTGTTGCTTTCTATATCTGCAACATTTACATTAAACTTTTTATATGCTTCTGCAACAAGTGGCTCAGTTATTTCCATAGCTTCTTTTGTATAGATAACATCTAAAATATAAGCACTATCCTTGCAATCAGCATAAATAATATTACATAGAAAATCATCTCCAGTGTCAGCTGTATCACAATAGGCAGATATTTTAATAATTTTTTCTTTTGGTAAATCAACATAAGTTTTAAATTCATTGTATAATCTACCCTTGATGTCTATGGGCTCTTGCTGGTAGTTGGCTGAAGCTATTTCTGGTCCCATAGCTTTAGCTTTTGATAAAAAAGATTTATAACTTAATATTTCATCACAAAGCATAGTACCTTTATCATCTTGAACAGCTTTCATTTTAATATGTTTAATCTTTTTACCTTCTGCCTTATAGTGTTCAATAGCTCTTCCAGCTAAATCACCACTAACCCAACGAGTCATTATAATTATTATCTTTCCACCTTCTTCAAGTCTTGAAAGCATTGTTTGTGCATACCATTCCCAATGTTTATCTAAAACATTAGCATTGTAAGCTTCTTCTTTATTTTTGATTAAGTCATCTATTATCATAAGACTACAACCAAAACCTGTAGCAGTTCCACCAGGTGCAGTTGCTAGATAGTTATTGTATCCACCTTCTAAACTCCAAAGGTTCATAGCACCATCACCTTGTTTTATACTTACTCCAGGAAATATATCTGAAAAAACTATCTTATCTTTATCACCTTTTACTTCTTGTATAGTATTTCTAACATTCTTTGAAAATGTAGTTGATAAAGTTTCGTTATAACTTCCTGTCATTATTTTTGCATTTATATCTCTACCAAGTAACCATTCTACTAAATTTCCTACTGTCCTTGACTTTCCGTGTCTAGGTGGAAGGTTTAAGATAAGTACTTCATCATCACTTGTTAGAAAGTTTTGCAAATCATTACATAAATCAACTAAAAATTGTCTCTCGTATTTATAGAAGTCAGGAGATTTTAAATAACAATAAAAAAAGAACTCACGTCTTGCAAGTTCTAATTTTGCTCTTCTTATTGCCTCTTTATTTATCTCCACTAAAAATCACCTTTTTTAGTTCTTCTGTGGATAATCCTTTAAAAGGATCTTCTGATTTTAATTCTCCTTTAACTTCTAGTTTTTGAGTATACTCTCCATCCATTTTATTTAGAATGTCTAATGCTTTTAATCTGTCAGTATCTTTTGTTTCTTCTTTTAATATCATCTTAGTTAAGAATTCTCTTCTTTCAATAGCTGTCATAATTCTACTTGTTTTTGTTTTCTCTTGCAGTTCATTTATATATCGACAAATCTCGACATTCTGTAATAAAACATTAGTTCTTGTCTTACTATATGTCTCACTATATCCTGCTTTCATTGCAGCTTCAGTAGCATTGCCACTAGCTACATAAAACTCACAAAAAGATTTTTGCCTTGCATTTAATTTCAATGCTACTTCACCTCCAGTTTTTATAATAAAAAAAAGAGAACCTTTTCAAATTCTCTTTAAATTTTTTATTTATTTGTTTTTTATACCATTTTTTAAAAACTCTTCAAATTCTTTATTTAATTTCTTATTTCTTTCAAAATACTCATCCCTAATTTTAGTATAAAAAATGGTAACCTCTTCTACTTCTTTATCCTCAACATCATAATTATATATTTTTTCTAATAATTCTTTCACTGGGATTAGTTTAGTATTAATAACTTCTTCATTATTTGGTTGAGTCTTTTTTAAAAAAGTTTCTATATCTATGTTTGCAACAATTATATCATAAATAAACAAATTAGCAGTCTGAAGAAAATCACTAGGCAATTTAATTAATATATTTCTAAAAAACATTTCATTAAATTGATAATCTGGGACATATTTTTTCATATCTTCAGGACTATTTATATATTTTTTTATTGCTTCTAATCTTATTGAAATATAATAAAACTCATTTTTTAATGAATCTATAAATAAAATTAAAAATCTTTCATGACTATCTTTTTCATCTTTTTCCTTTTCTTTTTTTTGCTTATAAAATTCTAACAAAATACAACCTATTGCTACAAAAGCAGTAATCAAACTTCCTAAAAAACTAGCCCAGTCACTATGGTTCCATTTGTTGTGTAATAGCCATTTATTTAATGGATGACAAAGAATAGTTGTAAATAATATAATAGTTACAATAATAGCGATATAATATTTTCTCATTTTTCTCCACCTCAAAAAATCTTTGTATTTTATTATACATCTTTTTCGATAAAATAAAAAAGTCTTTTTTATAAGAACTCAATAATTTATCTTTTTATGGAGAAAATTATAAATAAAAAAACTCTCGTAGAGGACGTATCCTATTCATTTAAGAATCACGAGAGTATTGATATCTATGGCAGTGCATATTTGGTTTTCACAAATAAAAGACCTTCGCAGTCTAGTCAGAGTATCAGTCTGATGCACTATATTATTTTGACTTTTTTACAAGAGTCAATAACTTGTTTGTTTTAAAATTTCGTATATTAACATTATATAACATATTGCAAAAATAAAAAAGGACATTTTAGGGACATTTTTATAAAAAAATATTTTTTATCTTTTGCAGGAACTCACTTTCAAAAAGATTATTTGCTATCATATTTACTAATGAATTTCTATTTCTTTTGATAGTTCTTTCATCTACATCAAATTTTTCTGCTATATCCTCTATTTTTATTTTATCAAAATACATCATAGGAATTATATCTTTATATTTTTCTTTTTCTATGGAAGTTAATCCATAGTCTGTAAAATTAATCAATTCTTTTAAAAGTTCTATCTCTTTCAATCTTTCTTCTTTTATGATTTCTATTTTTTCTATTTCACTAAGATTAGCATTATTAGTTGCTTTTATTTCTCCAATTGAATATTTTTTCTTAATCTCGATGTTATCTAAATTATTTTTTAAATACTCAATTCTATTTTGAAAGTGATTTCTGTTTTTTAGGAGTTCAATAGTTTTCTGATATGGTGTTAATGTATTTTTACCAGGACCATCATTCTCTTTTAAAACTCCTAATTGTTTTTTTACTTCAGTTTGTATTGCTTTTTTTATATCCTCTGTTATCATTTATCACTTATCTCCTCAACTTCTATTATAAAATAATCTCTCTTACACCCCATATTTTTTATTGAACTTAGCTCATAGATTAATTTATCATCTTCGTATAGAAAGCCATTAAAGCAATCTAATATAGATTTAAAATAATTATCTAAATCTTTTGGTCTATTTCCCTTAAAATATAACTCTATTTTTACTCTAACTTTATTAGAAAATGTTTTATATTTTTTAGTTTTTATAAACCATTGTACTGCATCTCTGAACTCTGTCCCTTTTTTACTGAGCCTCAAGCCTTTTCCAAATTTGTTTATTTCCCAATGTTCATTAACAGAATCTGGTTTATATGGAATTTCAAATCTTTGCTTCATTAATTCACCCTTTAAAATAATATTATTCCTAATTCAACTATTGCTATCACAACTACTGCTGTCAAATAAAATCTATTCAAAACTAAATCTACTTTAGCTATTGTCAATTCCTTATCTTTGATAAATATTTTTTTATTTAGTTCATAGTATTCATTTCCAAGTTTAGTTATATAGCTTTTATAGTATTTATTTTGTTTTCTTAATAATTTTATTTCTCTTTTTTTATTTTTACTCATAATGGTTTAACTCACCTCAGTCATAGAATACTCTATAATTTCTAAAGTCTTTCCAGCTTCTCTATAATTTTCTCTCATACTTTTACAGAATTCTATTTGTTTTTCTTCCATTTCTTCATCTGTCATATGTTTTTCTCTAAAAATACGATTATTTATAATTCTAATTTTATTCTCATCTTTTACTTGAAGCTTTAATAAATATTCAATCATTTTAATCTACCTCTACAAATTTATAACTGTTATTTTCTTCGTTGCCTTTAAATAATTCATCGAAAAATTCTATTCCATTAGCATAAATAGATTTTATAAATCTTTTATTATTATGTATTTTTTCTTCTTTTACAAGTTGCCCATTTTTAAAGTAAACATATACTTTTAAATTAAAGTTTCTTGCAATCTTTTTTCCTTGTAAGATTAATTCCCTAGCTTCTTTATAATTCAACTCTTTCATTAATTCCATTCCTTTCCAATTCTTTGAATATTTTTCTGCCACTTCTTCCAGTAGCTTTCAAGAATATCATCTTTTGTATATCCTAGCTTTTGGCATATTTCAATCAGAGAATCAGAAACTGTTAACAAATGATTTTTTGAAACTGCTTCAATTAGATATAGAACTGGAATATGTCCTTCAACTATATACTTTTGTTTCCACTCATTAAAATCTAAGTCTATCAGATAAGCTATTTTGGTAAACTCATCTAAATTGGTGTCACAATAGTTAATCATTTGAGCAAAGAAGAAAAATATATCAGTTAATTCTTCTAACTCTTTTTCTCTATCATATTCTTTAGTTTTCCATGTCTTATGAGAAAACTTAGTTTCCTCATTAAACTCCACACACTCAGCTATAAAACTCATTGTTATATCTTCAAGTGTTCTTTCTCTTGAACTGTGTATATTTTTATCTAAATATTGTTGCAGCATTAAGATTTCTCCAAATGTCTCAGGCTTTTTAAATTCCATTATTCCTCCTAGTTAGATTTTTTATATATCTTTCATCTTTATCAATTTCCCATTCTTCGTTTGTTAAGGAATTATCAACTATTTCTATTTCTAAAGTATTATCTTTTAAATAGTATAATAAATTAAAGTTACCTTTATTAGGAACATAAACAAATGGAGAAAAGTTTTCTTCATCCATATGAGCAACTCCATATTCTATTTTTTTTAATTCTCCTGTTCCCCATTCTTTCCATTGGCACTTTAAAATATCTCCTTCATAAACTTCTTTATTGTTTTTATCAACACAGAATAAGAATTGTAGTAGATGATAATCTTCTCTTTGCTTAATCTCAATAGCATCATTTTGAAAATCTATTAATCCTGAATACAGTTCTAAAACTTTATTTTTATTAAAAGTTTCTGAATTTACTATAAATCTTTTATTTTTGTTATCCCATATTCTGAATTTAATTTTAGACTTATTCTCGCTTATCCACACCTCTTTCATTATTCCAACTCCTTTAATTTAGCATTATTCTCAAGACTTGGCTTCATACTCATAAATCCAATCTTATTTATATTTTTAGTTCCATTTTGTATATCATAGAATCCAATATAATAATCACTTACTTGATATTTATTTCTAGCATATGCCTTGTAGATTTTTCCAAACTCAAAAGTCAAAAATTTCTCTAGTTCATCACTACTCATTGCACATAGTTTTTGCCAACCATCAAGAGCATCTATCACTGCATGTATAGATTTATCTTCAAATTCTACACTTCCATAGCTTCCATATCTGACAATAGCATTTTTTAGCATTCTTTTTGCTATAACAATTCTGTCATCTAATTCATTTTCTGTAGTTCCAGAAGCATATTGAAGTATTTCTGCTATTTGTGGAAAATTTTTATATACTCTGTTTTTTACCATTGAAATAAAAGCTTTATTTAATTGCTCAACAGTTAAACTTGAAAGTGCTAAATAATATATATTTAATTTTTCTTTAGTCATTTCACTTGTAGGGAAATAGTCTAAAAATGGTTGAAATACTGTATTAAATTCTTGGTTAGTCATTATAATCCATACCTCGCTTTCATTTGTTCCATATAATCATCATCAACTTTTAAATGGCTTGTGTCCTTGCTTTCAGCCATTTTATTTTCATTGTTATTATTAAAAACTTTAGATTTTTTGTGTTTCTCTATCCATTCAGGCTCTAATCCAGTCCATTCTTTTTCCATAGCAATATTTATAGCTTCATCTAAAACAAACCAATTAGGAAAATCTTTAACTATTTTTTTGATAGGCAGTACAGTCTTTATTGGCTTTTTAATATTCTTACGATATTCAATATACTTGAATAGGAGTTCTTTATATTCATTATCCTCAGTAAGATTATTTATAAATTCCTGAATCTCATTTGGCTTTTTTTCTTTTTTATTTTTTTCTTTATTATTTTTACTTATATCTTTTTGTATATTAGTATCTTTATATGTCGGATTTTTTTCCGAGTTATTTTCGGATTTTTTTCCGAATTCGCTCGGATTTTTTTCCGAGTTATTATCAAAATTCGGAGATTTTTCCGAATTGCTTTCAATAAAATTCCAACTTTTACCTTTTTCTGTTAATCTTATTAAATCCATTCCTTTATGTTTTATATATTCAATTATTCCTTTTTCTGCTAATACTTTTAAATTTCTATATACAGTATCAGCTTTTTCAAAAAACATAGGTAATTCTTTTAAGATTAAGTTTCTT